GTTATCTACTTCATACCAAGTATTTCCATTTGAGTCAAAACAATTAGAGATATATACTATATCATTATCTTGGATTAATACAGTAGGAAATTCTTGTGCAACGCCAAATGAAAATTGTTTAGTTTTTAAAGTTCCTTCAGTTGCTACAACTGATTTTTTAACTAGAAAATAAGTAGGAGTCCCATTAGATACTTGGTATACTGATATTTCAGTTGGGTCTAGAGAACTGCTAAAAGAAAAATCTATAGGGCCATTTAAAAGAAAACTAGTCTGAAGACCAAAATTATTAGAAATTTGGGTAGATACAGGAATAGTAAGAGCATATGAAAAATCAGGCACAGCTACACTTCCTGAAAGTACTGCTGGTAATTGTTGGTAAAAATCAATAGTAGTAACAGCTGGGGAGGAGATTGCAGGTTTATAACCAAGTAAATATGCTAAAGCAAATATATTTTCCTCTTGTTTAGCATACTGTATAAAGGTTTCTTGGATTTGATTATCTAAATAAAATGAAAGTATATCCCCAACATACGCTGCCATATTCATAAACATCATTCCTGTAGAAGCAGGACTAAAGTCATTATATGTGTCAGGAAAATATGTTTTAGTATAATTAATTAAGGTACTACGCAAAGATTCAAAATCTCTAGCATAATAGTTTATTTGGGGATTATTAGATGCCATTATTTTTAAAATTGTAAAGTTATTTGGTCATTACCAAAATTAATTATATTATATGTAATTACTATTCGTACTTGATTATTATCTGCGTTTCCTAAGACTTCAATTTTTTTAACTTGAATTTGAGGAAAAGCAAATTGGATTTTTTCCTTTATAATAGTTTCTAATAAAGCAAAATTTTCAGTAGTAATTTGTTCAAAAACAAAATCTTGTAATCCTGCTCCAAAATTTGGGCTCAAATATGATTCCCCACTATTAGTCATTAAATAATTAATAAGATTATATTTAATTTGATCTTGAACTGTATAAGTAGGAGGGAATACTGCTCCTGCATTTAAAGGAAATGAAAATCCTATAGTTTTATATCCTAAAGAATCAAGCGCAAATTTATTTTGAATAATTATTGCCATTATTTCATTAATCCCATTATTTGGTTTAAGCTTACTTCACCTGATGGTAGGCTAGTACCTTCACCTACTGTATTTATTGGGGGTGGGGTGTACGCAGGTTGAGCATTAGCTGATGTAGCTGAGATTGTTCCAAATTCTCCACTAACCATATCTCTTAAATTACGTTTAAAGGTATGGTTTATTGATGGTGATGGTTCAGGAGTTGTAGTTCCATAAGATGGAGCATATGCTTCCTTTACTACTGTTTTAGGAGCACGTACTGCTTCAAGTAAAATATCTTTTAATTCATCTTGGATTGCTTCGCGTACTGCTTCTTTAATTAATTTTTTTAGACCGTCGATTTTCATATGATTATAAATATTTGTTAATTATGTTTTTAATATATTATCCTAAATAATTATCAATAGCAAATTTCATAGTATCTATTAATACTTGTGCACTTGAACTAAATGAATAATCTCCTACAATTTTAACATTTGTAGATATTTGAGTAGCTACTGCTCTTCTTCGAGGAATATTTTGTAATACATCTGTTAGAGGAGCGTTTTCTATAATAATAGAAAATTCTCTATATACTACAGGAAAAGTAATTTCTTCTAAAGGAGTGTTTGTGTTACTAGTGTCTGAAGATTGGGAAGTAGTGTTAAGAGATTTAATATTACCTAAAAATTCACTTATTATTTCTTGGGCTTCTTCGGGGGTGGTTGATTGTTCTAAGGCTATTTTAGAAGCACAAAATGCAATTGCTTGATCTAAAAGATCTAAATTTTCAATTAAACCTTGAACAATTCCTTGTATTCCTCCAATTGCTCCTACTATCCCATCAGTAATTGCTTTTCCTTGATCTATAAATTTATCTGCTACATCTATACTATCTCTAAATTTATTAACTACATTTAATGGAATACCAACTCCAGGAGGAACAGCAGTTGGAAGAGGGAGATTTCGTAAAACTGTTACTATAGTATCCAATACTGTTAAAATAGTATCTAATGTGGTTCCAACTTGTTTTACTGAGGAAATAGTGTCATTAACCTTAGTAAGAGCATCTTTAACTTTATTTTTAAAATCTATTAGTTCTTGAAGTTTTTCTGATGCTGGGCAACTATCTTGTAATTCTTCAATTATTTTTTGAATAGCTTTTTCTTGAAGATTTAAATTTACAATTATTTGTTTAACTATAGATATAACTAATCCTCCTAATCCTGGAGGGAGTGAGGGTTTTGTTCCTTCTGCTTTACGTTTTTGATTTTGTGCTCTAATAAGCTTAATAGTCTCAGCCGCTTTAATAGCTAATGCTATCAATGCTGCAGCTTTTTCAGAAGCAGCTTTTATTTCAGCTGCTTTTTCCGCTGCTTTTAAAGCTTGTTCTTGTGCTTTTAGAGCAGCTTCTGCAGCTTTCTTTAATGCATCATTTTCGGCCATATATTATTTAGTTTTGCTAACTTTTGATAATAAAGATGAAAGTTGCGATTGATAATTTTGTAATTTTAAATTAAAACTTATAGCTGCAGTGTTTAAAGGTATAAAAGGAGCTCCAGGAGGAAGACTAGTTAGTGAAGATAATTGATTAGCTATAGTTTGTAAATCTATTAAAAGATTAGATAATAAATCTACAGTTTTATCACCTAATAATAATGATTGAGTTTTAGTTTCATCTGGGTCTCCAAGAAGGATTTTTCCTTTGGTTTTTACTATAAAGTTTGTATCAGCATATAAATTTATACTCCCTTTAGAATTTAAACCTATAGATTTTGCTCCACTTAATAACGTATGGTCATCTTTACTATTTATTAAGATTCTATTAGAAGTTATTATTACTTGATCTTTAGTATAATCTTTAGGACTATCAGGTTCAGTGGAAGGAGCGTATGCACTGTAATTTTTATTAGAAACTTCAATAGGAATCTTTTGAGTAGAAGTAAGATAAATACTAGATTTATCTTGGTTTATATCCTCTACAATAGGATCCCATGGTTCTTTTTTATTATCGTAAAATCCATTTCTTAAAATAGTAATAGGATCTCCATTTTCAGGAAATTCAGACCAAGGACTATCAGTTCCTATAGATGTACTTCCAAATCTAATAGAATTACCCCATCTTCCTTCATAAATTACATCTCCTTCATATGGTTGGAGGGGTTGGACATTACCTCGTTCTTTAAAAAAATTACCTAATTCAATTTCATGAAAACTATCATTTACTGAATTTGTATTTCCACTTGTAGTTTCTGAATATGGTTTATTTAAACTATCTGGGGTTTCAGGGAAATATATTTCCTCGGGGAGTGCATTGTGGTTAATATTACCCCAGATGTTGAGTGGGGATATATAGTAATAAACGAATTTATTAGTATTAGCTGTTTGTTCGTTAGTATTTACTAAATTATTAGTAGTAGTAGATACTATTAATACTATTTCTTTTTTTAAAGGAATATTTTTTGTATAAGGGAATAAGGGTCTTGCAACGTTTAAACCTCCCTTATTTTCATCTCTCATAGGAGCTTTTAAATCAGCAAATATTATACTTCCTAATACTACGTCTTCATTAAGTAAAAGATATAAATCTCCTTGATAATAATCTTTAATATCTTGAGCAGTTAACATAGTGTTTATTACTCTAACTGGGGTAACAGTTCCTCCTACACTACTCATTACATTTGGAGTAGGAGCCGATAATCTTAAATTATTTATAAAACCAAAATTAACCATTTCCGTCGGATTTTAATTGATCAATTTGATTAAGAAGTTGTTGTTTTTCTTCTTCAGTAATAGAAAAATTATCTGTAGATGTTGAGGTTTGAAGTGCTCTTTGGATAATTGTAGCCATTTTAATTAACTGTTCATCATTTTTAACACCTATTTCTAGGTATTCTTTAATTAGAGGAACAATTAAAGTAGCATCACCTATTTCTCTTACAAGGGGTTTAAGTTCACTAATTAAAGCAGAAATTTGCCTTTCCTTTTTCTTTTGGTTATCGTATATTTCTTCTAAAAGATTAGAAAAACTTTTTTTACCGAATATTATTTCATCTAAAGAAGCCATATTTTTTCTTATAAATATAGAAAAAACTAAGATTCAAAATACCCATTTTCTAAATAAAAAGCATACTTAGTTTTAAATAAACCATATAATTGAAAAGCAATCTTGGTAATTTTAGGAGTTTTAGCATCTATGATTTCTCTAATGTAGATGTAAAGAGCTTTTTTATTAAAAATAGTTAAATGATCTCTTTTTCTAAATAATTCTAGTATAGCATCAGCAATTTGAGCGTCTGTTTCTTTAGGAAAGAATTTGTATATATTTTTAGAACAATAATCTACATATAAATCCATAAATTTAGCTAACACATCTTTTTCAGGAAGAATATTTTTTTCTTCATCAAATATAGTAATTTCTCCTTGAGGTTCATCATGAGTAGATTTTCTACTATAGTCAGTATAATCATCACCTTCATTAGATGAATTACCAATATCTGTTAATGAGATAGTGTCTATTTTTCTTTTGTAATTTTTGGTATTAGATATGATAAGATATCTTTTAGCAATAGTACCAAAATAAGAATAAGCTTTACCTTTCTCCTGGTTATATAAGTGGATTTTAGAGAGTAGGAAAGTAATTACCTCATGTTGTAAATCTTCAAGATTATTTACCTCAGTATAATAGAACTTGAAGGTATGAATAATATTTTCTGTTAGTTTAAAAAACGCATAATGAATTTTCTTATCATAGATTCTACTTCGTTGTGAGAAATCCTCACAATTATTATATTCTAATATTGCTAATTCAGTATCTTGGGTAAAGTAATTTTTTCCTTTTTTTACAGGGACCATAATAGGTTAATCTAGTTTAAATTTATCCAAAGAATTTTGGATTTTTTGAATTTCCTTAAAAAACCAACCTATTTCATCATCGCTATCAAAAACTCCTTTTTCATTAATTTCTTTAATTTTTTGACTAGATTCTTTTAATTGAGATCTAAATTGATCAATATATGTTTTATAAGAAATTAAAATATCTTCTGCTTTCTCATTCTTTAATAAAAGGTTATAAGTTGTATATCCTAAGATAATAACTAAACAACTTAAAATTGATATAATAATAATTGAAATCATAAGTTATTAAGCATGTTTTTTAAATTTTCACTCTGGATATTTCCTAAAGCTTTAGTTTTAATAGGTATTTTTTTCTCTGTAGGAATTGTAGATGGAGTGTCTAATTTGAAGTTTTTAGGAGTATTGGTTTTGAATTTAGGTAACCACTCGCGTTCAAATTCGATACGAGATGCCATTAAATCGGCTTGATGTACAATAAACGGTAATGATGTACGAGGACGTTGTTCTGGGGTCCAAGCCATTAAATATTTTTTATTACCTTCATCATATAACCCATCATGGGTTTGGATAGTAATCATTTCATTAAATGAATATTTGATACCATGTTGTTGAAGTAAATATAAACCTCTATCAGGTACAGATGCAAATGCTAATTTAGTATTGAAGGTATAATCTTCACCAAGTTTATCTTTACGCCATTGGTCAGTTTGAGGAATATATGATTCATGTTCTTCATCACCCATCTTACCTAAATCATGATTTAAAGCAGCAAATACTAATTCTTCTTTAGTATAGGTAGAATCATCTACTCCCATTTCAACCCACACCTTATTTAATTTAAGAGCACAATCTACTACTCGTAAAATATGATCAACATATCCTCCAGGAAAGGCGTTATGATACTCTTTTTTATATGAAGCAGGCATCATCATAATACGTTCTGCGTATTGGGAGTAAAAATTAAGTAATTGGGAACGACGTGGTTCGCTAATATATGATTTGATAGTTTCTTCTAAATCAATCCAATTATTTTGGATTTCTTCTGCTGTTAATTTCATAACTTTTATTTTTTAATAATTAAACTCTGTTAATTTCATTAGGCCCCATTGGCTCTCTTTCAATCATAGATTTTAAGTCTGAGAGGATATTTTCAGCATCGTTAATAATAGCATGAATATCTTCTACTGTAATTCCTGGGCGTGTTGAGAATACTTTTAACGATTTTAAAGCACCTTCAACGCGTTCAATTTTACTAAAGATTAGGTCGCGATTTCTCATAATTGTTGTTTTTTAAGTAAATAATATGATAATGTAATTAATAATTTGTATCTAACAAGTTTACTTTAAGAATTTTCATTCCTTCTTGTAGAAATATGTTTAGCATGTTACATTTTTCATATTCTTCTGTACTGATGAAGTATTCTATAGATTTATTACATGCTTTTATAAAATCTAAATCTATATTTTTAGAGAAAGATTCATAATGATCTTTATCATTTAGATCTATTTTCTTTAAAAAAGAATAAGCTTTATAATAACAAAGTGGGTTAATAGTGGTAGTAGAAAGTTTTTCTGCTATTTCAGGATTAATCGAATGCATAAATGGGAGAAATCCTTTTTTAAGTTCATCAAATCTTAAAATATAACCTTTAAACATTTTAATATAAAAGAATAAATCCTCATCAGAAACAGTATATTTTCCATTATTATCTGGGTTATCAAATAGGAAAAAGATTTCTTCTAGATTCATTATTATAAATATATTAATATATAAAAACTTTAAAAATTTCCACTAAAAAATTTGGAATCTTTAATTAGGGGCATTATCTTTATAATATAATAAAAAATAAAGGTTATGGAAACAACAATTGAAATTATTCAAGGATTATTAGGATTTCTAGGATTTTTAAATTCTATTTATCTAATAGGAACTATTGTATGTCTTCTTAGATTAAGAGACTATACTAAAGGAGATATTTTTATAAGCCCTAGACATGAGTTTTATGAAGTATTAGGAGGACTTATTGTACTTATCGTTTTATATTCAATTATATACTTCACATTATATTTTGTTTTTGTATGAATTATAATCTAATATTAGGAGTCTTAAGTGGAATAGTAGCTCAAGTAGTTACATTTTACCAGCTTCAGGGCCCACTAAAATATAATTTTTTAAAGCAGAATTTCTGGTTTGTATTACTTTGGGGGATTCCTATATCATATCTATTTACTACCTCGGTAAGAAACTTCCAGCATGCTTTTAATGGAGAATTATGGCCCGGGAGATTAATAGGATTTTCAATTGGGACTATAGTATTTACACTTATGTCTAATTTCATATTTGAAGAAAATATTAATCTAAAAACATGGATATGTTTAGGATTAAGTTTAATGATACTTTTAGTACAAATCTTTCTTAAATAAATTTGGAAATAAAATTCTCACTATGTATATTGGGAATACGGGAAAGAAGGATAATAAATAGAAATGTAGGAATATAACCGGGGTAATATGAAACCACTTTATTTTTATAATGGAGAAGTATATAAAATATTAAGAAATATCCCAGTAAGTTATTTTTTTAATAAAGAAGGACAACTTATTAGAGAATTACTTCACGGATGGAAAGAATATTTAGACGCGGATCATGTATTAAAAACAGATTCTCATTTTTTATTTTGCGAAACAATTAAAGAACCCGAATGGGTAGAAATATTATAAAAAAACTAATTAATAAAGGTAAAAATCAACTCCAACACCCGTGCTCACCTAAAAAACATAGATAATGGAATTAATATCTAATTATAGTGTAGAAATTGATCTAACATTAGAACAACGACTTGAATTAGCTGAAAAGTCTTATTCGATGTTTGATATATTAGATTTTGGTGTAGGGATAGAATCTATTCTACCTATAGAACATTACCATAATATGATAGATACCTACTACCCAGGAGTACCTAGAAAAACAGTAGTGAAAGTTATTATATGACGAATAGAAAAAGTAGATATTTTGATAGAGAAGATCAATTTAGAAGTATTATTCTAAGTAATGATATCGATAATGAAAGTGTTGAAGAAATTATTCAATTCATATTAGACGCTAATGAATATGATGATGAACAAGACTCAGTTTCTAAAGATTTTGAACGTAAACCGATTAAATTAGTTATTAATAGTTTTGGTGGAGTAATATATGATGGTTTTGCTTTAATAGGTGTAATTGAAAACTCAATAACACCAATCCATACTTACTGTTATGGTTATGCTATGTCAATGGGATTACCTATCTTTACCTCAGGTCATAAACGATTTGCTAGTAAATATGCTACATTTATGTATCATGAGGCTCTAAACAATTACCCTCAATTTGATAAATTATCTATTATTAAAGATGATTTAGATGAATGTAATCGTATAATGAAACAATATGATATAATTTTATTATTAAAATCATCGGTATCCCAAAAACAATTAGATGATGTTAAAAAATCAAGACGTGATTGGTATATCACAGCAGAAGAAGCTTTAAAATATGGAATTGTAGATGAAATAATATAGTGCGTGATATTTATTACAAATATACAACACTATGAAAAAACTAATTTTATCAATTTCTATCCTAACATTGGTAGCATGTACCCCTCCAATGAAATCCGAACCAAACAAATGTAAATGCACCCCAGGACATTGTTGTGCTGATACAGTTACTGTTAAAGAAAATTTCCCTTCCTACCCAGAACTTCAAGTTGAAGAACCTCTTCCAACCCACAACTATGAAGAAGTTCTAGTTCATCATGAAGAAATACTTTAATTCATATATTTATAATAAACACATAAATTTATAAATTATGAAAAACGCAATTAAAACTCTATTCACTTGGATAGGAGGTATTTTTAAAGATGAAAGTGGTAACCCATCATCTAAGAGATTAGTTGGAATTATCGCTGGTGTAACTCTTTGTATTACAATGTATCACAATAGTTTCACTACAGTAGATATCGCCCCAGCAGAATATTTGGTT